ATTGCCATAGGAGCGTGTGCAGATTCTTCTTGAAGTCGGATAATGTTAGTGTAGAGGGTTTCAACTAAAGCATTGGTAATTGGACCATTAATCCAAATCTCACGCTTTTTAAGTCTATCTCTAAAAGCGTCTATCTTTAATTTTTGTAACCCGTTAACTTGTTTTTGTGGGTCCATCTTGATTATTCTCCTTTAATAATTTTCTTATATTCTTTGCTAACTTTTTGTTGTTGGTTTCAAGGGTTTTTATTGTTTTGCCCTGTTCGACAATCACGGCGCTGATTGACTTCTGGTTGTTAATAACAGCCAGGATTAAATCGGCAACTTGCTTAAAATTCTTCTGAGCAGCAGCGTTATGTTGGCCTATTGGTAACGGTGCCCCTGGGTCACCGCTCGCTGGTGCTGGCAACTCTATATTTAATAGCGGCCCCTGCTGTTCGCTACCTTTATCCGCTGTTGGCGGACCTTTTTTATTTGGTACTGGCGTCTGTTTTATTGTCATAATTTGGTTCCAGTCTAAGCATAGTATTCATGCTTGACACGGTATAAGTAGTTCTGTCAATCCCCACTCCTTTATCAATTCCTATATAAGGTGGTGTTGTCGGTTCCCACTTTGGAGTAACTGGCTCCCAATCCTTAGGATTGTATGGTGCTGGCATCCTATTTGGGTCGGGTTTAGGTTGTTTATCTAACTCTTTAAGGATGTCAGATATGTCTGGGCTCTTCTTTTCCAGCTCTCCTTGTTCCAGCTTTTCATTGCACTCTTCGCATAGGTATTTAACTTTCTTTTTATTTGTCAAAATAACTGCGTCCTCGAATTTCATCTTCAGTCCGCAACTTACACATTTAACTTCTCTGTTCTGGCCAATGCCAAGTTTCTCTGCTATTTTTTCTAGTTCTTTTAATCTGTCTACTTGTTTTTCCATCTTCTTGGTCTCTTGGGCATCTTTACGCCTTTTTCGACGCAGGTGGTGCACATATAATAAATAAGTTTTTTCATAGTGGCAGGAATTATCTTCTTACTACCATCAGGCAACGTAATAATTCTTCCATCTTTTACGGGAATAAGCTGCATTTGCTTTATGCCCTTTACGGTTTGCATACCGCAGAAACTACACTTGACGGTTGGAAGAGCAATCTCTTCTACGTCGTCAATCTTTTTTTCCTTCGGTAGGATTATTTTTGGGTTCATCATTTTTCACAGGTTTAACTGGCTTGACGTCTTTGCCAAATGGAGTCGTTACTGGCTCCTCTGGTATCCTCTCTAGATACCACACCAATACATAATTACGATTACCTATTGAATAGGCATTTCTACCATTAAGAAATCGCTTCGCATTGTCTATGGAAGCTAGAAAGACGTTCACTTCACCGTCGAACGCTTCAGTTTGTTTGGGTGTGGGATTTTCAGGTGATACGAAGGATTTCACCTGCATATTGGCTCTGACTGTCTTCTGACCTGTATTAGGGATATTACCGTTAGACATACTTTACCTCCTTACTAAACCTTAAACTTTTACTAGATACATTATACCATTTTTCAAGGTTTTTTTCAATTAATAATTTATTTATTCTCTTTATCTTCATCATTTATCTTATCATCACCTTCAGGGCTATGCTCGCCTGGTGTGGCGGGTTTCTTAGGGTCACCCTGGTCAGGTTTTTCGGCATCTGGATTTCTCCCGATAGCTTTCTCTACTTCAATTAAAGCGTCATTCTTAGAGCTAAGCAAGTAATGCTTATTAGCCCATGGCTTATCGATTGGTAGTAGACCCATCGCCATTCTTGCTTCATTGAATGAGTATAGAGCTTTGCTCCATCCCATCATGAAGTCTCTGCGTGAGGCTTCTGATTCTTCTAGTCCAGCTGATTTGAAATCAATTCTCCAACCCTCTATGTGTAATCCGTCTTTAATAATTTCCCTAGTTATCTTTTGTGAGAGAAACTTTCTTAGTTGGAAAACATTGGTTAAGTAAAATGAGCGCCTTGCTTCTGCAGCTGTGGCACGGTTGGTTCCTTCTGGGAATCCGATTAGGAGTAATGGAACCCCATATTGACCTGCAACCTCTCTTATACCGAATTTTAGGAGCTCTAGATAGGCCATTTCTGCTGGGGTGATACCCAATGTCTCTGCTTTGGCTCCCTTAAACGATACTAAGGTTTTACCTGCGTTATGTGGACCTTGGTAGTTCTTTTCCCACCATGCGGATACGGCCTCGGCATCAGCTTCTGTTGAGTCCTCTGGGAGTATCAATTGCAAAGGTGGACGACCACCGTTCCTGAGAATGTTAATGTTAAAAGTAATTGACCTCAGCAATAGCTGAAGTGTTGCCATGTTATCTTCCAAAACTGCTCGACCATAAAGGTCTGCTTTTCTGTTTGGCCTGCGTGCATGGAATATTTCATCCAATGAATAGGTTACTGATTTGTTCTGGTCTGTTTTTCTTAGATACCCAATCTTCTCTAGTATGCCTTTCTTTTTCTTAGCTGCGTCAACTAGAATAAGCATCTTAGTTGGGTCTAGATTATAAAGGGCAGCCACTTCCATTTTCTTTTTCTTCCTTTTGGCAGTGCCCTTGGTAGGTACTTTCTCCCAATAGAAGTTTCCATAAGCTAAAAAGTTTTCAAGAGAAACAGCCATTAAAGTTTCAATAGTATCGTCTGGGTTAGGCATATCAAAGAACTTAATTAGTTTCTTGAGGTCGCTCTTTTTACCTTTAGTACCTTCCTCTGGTTTAATAACGTATCCTCCGCCTATCACTGCCGATGAAATACGAGAGGCGCTTTGAATGGAACCTGGGGAATCACTAAATAAAGTGGTGAGGGTACTGTAGTTCTTGCCTGACTCATACTTATTAGCGTTGAATTTCTCTTGTCCGTAGTTGCCAGTAGATGACACGTATTGTCTGGCCTTACCAAACTTTCTATCAATAGCCTTAACTGTATCAACAGCCCAATCCTTCTTGGCTGCAGTCAATGCTTCGTTCACTGCTGTGGTTACTTCTTTGTTGTATTTAGTTTTAGCAGTTTGCTCCGCACCTGCTTCAACAGACTTCTTTGCACTCGAAACAGCAGCTTTTACTTGGTCCGAACCTAGTATGGTTTTTTCAAGAATTTTTGGAATTTTCATAGCTATTTCTTATTTTTAACAGTTTTTCTTAATAAAAACAAGCTTTCTTTTAAAATTTCTATTTTAGTATAACATATTATGCACCTAAAAATCCTCTGCCTGGAGTTCCTTGTGCTGCGTGATAGCAAACACCAGCTACAGCGTCGCCTACATCCTTGCGTCCTTGTCTTGGGTGGTCAATCTTCATACCCTTAATTTCCTCCAATTGTTTGAGCTCCTGGGACAATGGCTTGTAGTAGTAATAGCCCAATCTGTTATCCAGAATAGCAGCCTTTAATGTGTAGTAGGCTTCTGGGTTTCTGTCAACCGAGAATGTCTCGGCGTTGAATCCTGCAGAGTTAAGCATTTGAATACTATCTACTGATTGCCAACCGTCAAAAGTAATTTTGTGAATGTTATATCCAATATCTCGGAGCTTGTAGATGAGTTGTCTAATTTCTTCAAACTTAATCTCACGCTTGACTCCTGCTTCAATCCTTTGCATGTAATCAATTTTAATCTTAGGTCGCTTCTCTATTTTGCCTTCAGTGCTTCTAACTTCAATCCAGCCATCGAATTTACCCATGGCAAATCCTGCAGCGTCACCTTTACCTTCTCTGTTAAGACCAAGGTCAACATGAATAAAGCGCTTATCTGAATCGTAATCTGCCTGGCTTGACCTATTGTGGAACCAGTCATGAAAGTCTCCAGTTTTAGGATTGATAGGATGCTTCCTGTTGTAATCAGCATTGGCATCAATAACGTCTGGCGCAGCAAAGAAGCTTTGAATAGCTTGTGAGGGTTGGGCACCGTAGTCCCGCATGGCTTTCTCGGGATTTTGCTTAAACTCGTCCTCGTATTCCACGGGGACTAGGGTTCCTTTAAAAGTGGGAAGATAGTCGCCTAAATCAAACTTTTTACCAGAGAACATCTCTGGGGGCATTGCCTCCCAAAGCGGTGTTCTTCTCTTAAACACTTTTGGGTTACTCTCTTCTTCTTCCCATTTTTTCTCAGCAAAGTCATACACGTAACGAGGTGACGTGATAATAAAAACCTTACCTTTAGACAAAAAGCGGGAACGAATACGTTTCTTAATCTGGTTATACGACTCCTCGGCATAGTCTTTTTCTTTGGTCAAGACATGGAAGGACGCCTCATCGATAACTGCTCCGAAAATGTTGTATCCCAGCGGAGATTCCTCATTGGAACCCAGAGGTAAAATGTAAAGATTCTTAGGAAATCTAAGTAAAGATTTGACCCTTGGATTCTGCGGGAAGAAATTTTGAAACCATTGGTTGTTGTCAACACGGTTTTTAATTTCACTAAAAACAACGTCCTTAGCTTGTGAGAAGGACGTAGAGATATTAATGAAGGCAATCTTCGTGCCTTTAGCGAAATTAAAATAACGTTGAGGGTCTTTCAAACAGAGGAGGCGATAGATAATATAGACAATCGCCATTGAAGATACATAAGATTTACCAGAGCCAATACCAGCAATGTACAAGGCTTCTTCGTACTTGCCTAGGTTCTCAAACTCTTCAAATGTTTTACCGCTATCAAAAATGTCTATGAGCAACTGCTTGTTGTGTGGCCTGGGTGCGTCCTGTTCACTTACGAAGTTCTGATTTTCCAGAAACTCCTTCATCATCACTGGACGATGCTCGTACTTTGGATTTGTTATCAGGAACTCCATCGCTTCCAGGTCTTTCATCGAAGCGTCGTTCACGAACTTTTCTAATTGCGCCGAGAATAATAGATTTGTCATCTTCGTTTAGTTTACCAATGTCTGCAGAAAGCAGGGCTATTTTTGCTTCTGCATTCAAATTAATATTAAGATTTTCAGGAGTTCTTACTCCCTCAACCTCCATGAGTTTATGTACTACGTTAAGAGCCGTATTCAAGAAACTGTTTTTAACAGCGCCTTTGGCATCTGCATAGTTAGAGACAGCTTGATTGTATAGATAGTTGAGTTTATCAATAAGCTCTCCCCTTTTCACAATCATGTCATCATCAGCTGACAGCAACTCTGCCCTGATATACTGCATGTCTCTGATAACTGTGCCCTCCGAACAGGAAACATCAATTACTTTCTGGTCTTCACCTTCCCCTATTTTGACACCCTTTTCTAGAACTAAGGCTATTTGGGTTATATTGTACCCCATCTGCATCAACTCACGGACTTTGACACGACGAAGAGCCACCTTATCCAGGTGCTTAAAATCTACCTTAGCTGCCACAGCAGTAATATCTGCTGGACTAGGTAACAACGAGCTTATTGTTGGACTACTTGGTTTTGCCATCTTTAGGTTTTTTCCCAATTTGTTCGGCATCTTCCTCAGTCATTTTATTCTGAGCTAGGAGCCTTCTATTTACTGTTCTGGTTGCTTCCAATATTTCTGGGGCTACTCCATTGTCCCTACACCAGGTAAGCAACGTGTTCATGTCCTTTGGAAAACATCCACCGCCGTACCCACGGAAGCCTCCGTGGAATACATTCCAGTACATCCTACCCATTGGTGAGCCGACCCACTTAGAAGCAATTGCTGCTTTTTTAACAGTCTCGAAATCTGCATTAGCTGCTTCACATACATCATAAAAGAAATTAGCGAAGATAACCATTAAGGCGCCATGGAAATTATTTACATATTTGGCTATCTCTGCTTCTTCGGCCTTCATGATTGCGCCGTATGGACTTATCGGAAGCATGTTCAAGACTTTAGTGGCATGTCTGTAGCTCTGGGCTGTGTATCCAATAAGCTGTCTATCTGGATTAATGAAATCTTGATAGTTAGTCTTGGCACTTAAAAATTCAGGATTGAACAAAATGTCAATCCATGGATAATCTTTTTGAAGTTTGGCTGTTGTTCCTGGGACGATTGTTGACTTGATAATTACTATTTTCTTACCTTGTAGTTTCTCTAGAACCTCTTTAATCGGTTCTATGCTAGGCTCATTTTTCTTCCAATCAAACGGAGTTGGGACTGCAATAAATATATACTTAGCTTTGTCGTTTATGTCTTGCCATTTATGTGTTTTGTTATCTAAAGCCATTC